TGGTGATGTTGGCAGTATGGGCATGGTGACCACTCATGGCACGGTCGGCATGGTTGAATACGACGGCTCGACTTTGCCCAGCTTTAGCGGGGCCCCTTATTATTTGGGCCGAGTTATCTTTGGACTTCACGTTGGCAGTGGTGTGTTGAACATTGGCGTGGATGGATCCATGCTACATGTGTTGGTTGACAGGATCAAGCCAGAGTCGGACTCGTTCACGACAGACTACGAAGAGCAATTGGCTACGGAATTTCGAAGAACCAAGGGTGAGGTCAAGTACCGCAGGACTGCTAACGACTATTATGTCGTGCAGGTCAATGGGAAATATCGAACTTATGCGGAGGAAGAATTCGAGGCAGCACAAGAGCAGTGGGGAAATGAGGCACGCTTGATGATGTGCACCCAGTATCCTAAATATCAGGGTGAGAGCGTGTCGGCGGCTCAACTCGCGCAGCTGGGAGTTAACCTGGCACCAGCGGGAGGACAGGCGCCCGTGACAGTCAAGCCTAAGCAGAAGATTGTCGAGAAGATCCCCGAGGAGACCCCGGCTACTTTTACTTTTCAGGATTCGGAAAACTGCCAATGGCCGGCTGCGGATGCTATTCCGCAAGCTGGCCCCTTGAGCAGTATGGCCGAAGAACCTGTGTTGAAGCAAGCCGAGGTTCCTACTGCCCTAACGGACTCGAAATCCCCCGTGAGGCCCTTGACTCCTACGGTTGGCCCCAGACGTCTCCTTGCGCGGCAAAGCGTTCTTTCTCGTATCACGTACGAAAATTTGAAGGCTTGGCTAGAGCTTTGCGAGAGTCTGGAGCGCGATGGAATCACCCCGACCAAAGCCGAGATGGATGTGCTCAGGGAGATGTGGTTTGGCCAATATCACCAGAGGAGCGCTCCGCCGTCGTAGAGTCGATGTTGGAGTTGTTTGACATATGGAAAACCGACTGCACTGTTTACGGAACTGAGACATGGTTTGATGAATTGTTCGACGTCAGCTTAAAAGACCTTGACCCCCGAGCATCCACCGGGTTGGGACCTATGTCCTATTATGGTGCGGAAATCGGCCAGGCCTTGAACTATGATGAGTTTGAGGGGTTTGATCCCGAAAGGGTTAGGATCCTGAAACAACTTACATTGCATCGCTTGGGCGCTCCGCGGGACACGGACCCGATTCTGGTGTTTGTTAAAGAAGAGCCAAACAAGGTCCAGAAGATTGAGGAAGGACGGTGCCGAATTATTAGCGCCGTTGGATTAGTCGACACCATGGCAGACCGAGTAATGTTGGGCTGGCTGCAGCGTGCAACGCTTCAGACAGTTGGCCGAACCCCAGTTATGGTTGGGTGGTCGCCTTATAAAGGCGGTTACCGTTTCCTAGGCAAGAAATTGCACGGCTTTCCGGTGCTTTTGCGCCGATAAGTCGAGCTGGGATTGGTCTGTGCAGGGTTGGCTGCTGCTGTTGGTCCGTGATATAGTACATGGTCTGGCAGTTGAAGCCCCTCAATTCTGGCATGATTGGCTTGATGCTCGATGGACCGCACTCTTCCGTGACGCACTTTTCG